TCGAGTCTGCTGCTTATGTTGCTCGGTATGTGATGAAGAAGGAGCTGGGTGTTGAGTGCGGTTTGCGGCGTTCGATTTTGGATGTGACGACGGGTGAGCTCGTTGAGCGAGATCACGAGTTTGCTCATATGTCGTTGAAGCCTGGGATTGGCGCTGCTTGGTTTGAGAAGTTCTCTTCGGATGTGTTTCCCGGTGACTATGTTGTGGTGAATGGTCGGAAGGCGAAGCCTCCTCGTTACTACGACAAGAAGTTTTCGCGGATGGATCCGGAAACGTTTGCGTTGATCCAGGCGGATCGTGATCGTGATGGGCGTTCTCGTTTTGCGGATAATTCGGAGGAGCGTTTGCAGGTGAAGGAGCGCGTAGCTCGAGCGCGTGTTAATTTGAAGAAGCGGTATCTTTAGATCAGGAGAATTTTTATGAAGATGGTTGTGATGAGTGTGTTTGATGTGGCGTCGGGTGTGTTTGCTCGCCCGATTTTTGTTGCGTCTGTTGGTTCCGGTGTGCGGATGTTCTCGGATGAGGCGAATCGGAAGGCCGAGGACAATGTGATGTTCAGGCACCCTACGGATTTTCAGTTGTTCGAGCTTGGGTCGTTTGACGATAACGCGGGGACGTTTGAGTTGTTGGATCGTCCGATGCGTCGGGCCGTAGCTTCGGACTTGGTGATGTAGTTTTTTTCGGGAGAGTCTGATGTTTAAGAATCGGTCAGTCGATGTTCATCAGTTTGCGATGGTGCCCCGTGCGGATGTGCCGCGTTCGTCGTTTCGGATGCAGACGACTCATAAGACGACGTTTGATGCCGGCTATTTGGTGCCGGTGTATTTGGACGAAGTGTTGCCCGGGGACACGTTCAATCTTCGGATGACGGCGTTTGCTCGGTTGGCGACTCCGCTGTTCCCGATCATGGACAACATGTATTTGGAGAGTTTCTTTTTCTTCGTGCCGAATCGCTTGGTGTGGAACAACTGGGTTCGGTTCATGGGAGAGCAGGACTCTCCGGCTGACTCGATTTCTTATTCGATTCCGCAGGTGGTTTCTCCGGCGAGTGGTTATGTTGTTGGTTCGTTGCAAGACTATATGGGTCTGCCGACTGTGGGTCAGGTCGGCGGTGGTAACACGGTTTCGCATTCTGCGCTTTTTGCTCGGGCGTATAACCTGATCTGGAATCAGTGGTTCCGTGATGAGAATTTGCAGAATGGTTTGGTGGTCGATAAGGATGACGGTCCGGATGATCCGGCGGATTATGTTTTGCAGCGGCGCGGTAAGCGCAAGGATTACTTTACGGGTGCCTTGCCTTGGCCGCAGAAAGGGAATACGGCGGTGTCGTTGCCGTTGGGTGCTACTGCTCCGGTGATTTACTCGAATGAGAATACAACGCCGTGGCAAGCGATTGATGCTACCACAGGTTTGGCGTATTCGCCTGGTGGTGCGCAGGCGGTGACGATGCAGACGACTACGGGTAATTTGCACAACCCTGCTATTACGGTTGGGTTGCAGATGGATCCGAAGGGTAACTTGTTGACGGATTTGTCTTCAGCGACTGCGGCGACGATCAATCAGATTCGTCAGGCGTTTCAGATTCAGCGGTTGTTGGAGCGGGATGCTCGTGGTGGAACGCGGTATACGGAGATCGTTCGGGCTCATTTCGGTGTTGTGTCTCCTGATGCGCGGCTTCAGCGTCCGGAATATCTTGGTGGCGGTTCGACGTCGGTTGTGGTGAATCCGGTTGCGCAGACTTCTGCTACGGGTCTTACCGGCGGTTCGACGCCGACTGGTAATTTGGCTGCGGTCGGAACTGCGGTTGCTCATGGTCATGGTTTCACGCAGTCGTTCACTGAGCATGGGATGATCGTAGGACTGGTGTCGGTGCGTGCCGATCTGAGTTATCAGCAGGGGCTGCGTAAGATGTGGTCGCGGTTGACGCGGTATGATTTTTATTTTCCTGCTTTTGCGATGCTTGGGGAGCAGGCGATCTTGAATCAGGAGATTTACGTTCGTGGTGATGCTGGTGTTGGTGATACGTTGGTGTTTGGTTACCAAGAGCGTTGGGCTGAGTATCGGTATCATCCGTCGGCGATTACGGGTTTGTTCCGTTCGACTTCTGCGGGAACGATTGATCCGTGGCATTTGTCGCAGCACTTTACGGCGTTGCCCACGTTGAATGCTACTTTCATTGCGGATACGCCTCCGGTGTCGAGGATCGTAGCTGTTGGTTCAGGTGCGGATGGGATGCAGTTTATTTTCGATTCGTTCTTTGATATTAAGGCGGCGCGTCCGATGCCGCTTTACTCGGTGCCTGGGATGATTGACCACTTCTAATGCGTGTCCTGTTGAATCTTTGAGGTCGAGCATGGACTCTGGTAGTGTTAGTTTCAATGGAGAGCGCCTGGCGTTCACGGTTTTTGATTTTTACTTCGCTTCGATCGTGGCGATGCAGTTTCATCCAGGTGCTGGTCAGAGGTTCCATGTTCGCCTCAGTCTTGAGGACTGCGCTGATGTGGCTGCGCAGTGTTGCGAGATTCGAGAAGAGTATTTGAGGAGAGTGAAATGCCGTGGGGATTAATTGGTGCTGCCGCGATCGGTGCTTTTTCTGCTTCGCGTGTGAATAGCGCGCAAGCGGCTGACGCGCGCCAGGCGCAGGCGTTTGGCGCCGGTGAGACGGAGGTCGGTCGAGCGTTTGCTCATGGTGAAGGACAGATTTCTCGGGAGTTCAATTCTGCTGAGGCAGTGAGGGCCCGTGAGTTTGAAGAGCGTATGTCGAATACTTCTTGGCAGCGTGGCGTGCGCGATATGCGCGCGGCTGGTTTGAATCCGATGTTGGCGTATGCGCGTGGTGGTGCTTCGACTCCTGGTGGTTCGATGGCGAGCTCTAGTCCGGTTTCTACGCCGAGCCCGGCGCGTGGTGTGTTGCCGCAGCGGCGGTATACGGAGAGCGAAGGTTGGTTGCAGTCTGCGGAAGCGGTGCGCACGCATGCCGAGACCTCCCGTGTTGGTGAAGAGACGACGCGCGTGATCAAGGAAGCTGCGTTGTTGGTGCGGCAGGCGAATTTGAGTTATTACGAGGCGCGGTTAGTCGAGGAGAAGATCGGTAATGCGATCAAGACCGGTGATTTGATTGTTGCGGATACTGGTCTGCGGAAGGTGGATACAATTTTGCGGAAGTTGGAGATTCCGCGGGCTTCGAATGAAGCCGCTCGTCAAGGTGATTGGGTGAAGAAGTATGTTTCACCGTATCTGAGCGAGATTTCTAAGCTCGGTGGTGCTGCTGCTGCAGCGGTAGGTGGTGCCGGTGCCTATTCGTTGGGCCGGCGTGTGATGCAACCTCGTTTGAGGAGACGCTGATGTTTGTTCGTTCTGGTTTTCCTTTCAATTATGATGCGTCGAAGGTGTCGAAGGATGCCGGTTTGAAGTGTGTGGATCGTTCGCTTGCGCAGCAGAGCGCTGCTGACGAGTGTGATATCAACACGATTGTGAAGCGGTTTCATTTGACTGGGCAGTTGCCCGAGAATGTGAGGGTGCCGTCGTATTCGGATTTCGAGGGTGTGTTTGATTTTCAGTCGGCGATGAACGCGATCGTTGAGGCGGAGCGTTCGTTCATGAAGATGCCTGCGGATACTCGAGCTCGGTTCTTGAATGATCCGCAGCGGTTCGTCGCGTTCTGTTCGGACGAGAAGAACCTTGAGGAGATGCGTAAGCTCGGTTTGGCTGTTCCGAAGGAAGAGCCTGTGGTGCCGGCGCCTGTGGTGCCGGATGCTGTGGTGGCGCCTGTGGCGAAGCCTGAGGCGCCTGTTTCGAAGGTTTGAGCTTGGCTGTTGCACACGGTTTTACTAGATGTAAGTGTGCTAGGTGACACCAGCCTTTGTGGTTGGTGTTGCCTTTTTGTAAGCCTTTGATTATAAAAGGCGTTATTTATGGAGCTCTTTGTTTATTTGTGTAAGCCTTTGATTACAAAAGGCGTTATTTATGGAGCTCTCTTTTTATTTTTGTAAGCTTTTGATTACAAAAGGCGTTATTTATGGAGCTCTTGTTTATGTTACTCTATAGACGTTTGTGTTTTTGACTTTGGTTTGTGTCGCGGCTGTTTGGCGTAACTTAGTGGAGTAATTCTGATGCGACCTCTCAAGCGTTTTTCTGTTTCGAAGTCTCGTTCGAGTTCGAAGTTTCGTCGTAACACTCGGCGCACTCGCGCTGCGAATGTGTCGCCTGGTGTTATGCGTGGTGGCATTCGCCTGTAGGCGATGCCTTGTTATTTTCCGGTTACTGCGTATCAAGGTGATGATGGAGTTGTTTCGTTTGTCGAGCGTAAGCGTCATGGTTCTGCTCGGACTTTATCGTTGCCGTGTGGTCGATGCGTAGGTTGTCGGTTAGAGCGGTCCCGTCAGTGGGCCGTTCGGTGTGTGCACGAGGCTTCATTGCATGAGGCGAGTTGTTTTGTGACTCTGACTTATTCTCCGGAGAAGTTGCCTGTGGATTTGTCTCTCCGCTATTCTGACTTCCAGCTTTTCATGAAGCGATTGCGGAAGTGGGCGCACCCTAAGCGGGTGCGTTTTTTTTGTGGGGGAGAGTATGGTGAAGAGAAGAGTCGCCCGCACTATCATGCGTGTTTGTTTGGTGTTTCGTTCCCCGATCAGGTTCGTATTCGCGGTGGTCGTTCTGGTGTTGCTTTATTTTCTAGTGCCATTCTTGAAGGGCTCTGGCGAAATGGATTTTGCTCAGTTGGAGAAGTCACTTTCGAGTCTGCTGCTTACGTTG